ATCCAAGATCCCATTCCATCTGAAACTTTAAGTGGCATTACGTTGTTCTCCTATTCATTTTGATAGCTTTTTGTAATCTTGCTCTATCTTTAATTGCGTCTATTCTATCTGAATATCTTTCTTTTGCTCGTGCTATTTGTGCTTTAGCTATTTTATCAGGACTTTCATCAAATATTTTAAATCCTGATATATTTCTCATTTTTTCATATGCTTCAACTGCATCTAACCAAACATTTTTTGGTTTATTCCAATTATTATTTTCTAATACTAAATAATTAGAACCTTTACGAGTAATAAGTGCTATTTCTTTTGTTTCTTTAATTTTTACTTTATCGCCAACATTGAAGAGTTGACCATCAATATATTTTTCTCTTGTTTCTGATACGGCTTTTAAGGAAACATGATTCTTAAATTCTTTTTGTTCTTTTAATCCCATACCAGATCTAACTGAATTATAAATCTTTTTTGCTTCAGCATTTGATACATTTTTTGGAAGGCCTTGAGAAAATGAAGTAAAATCTTTTTCCATAACAGCTTGTCTCATCTTTGAAGCTGACATTCCTTTTGCACCATCTGCGTCTGGATCTCTATCTCCGGCAGATACTACATTAATACTTTCAAAATTATAAAACCCGTGTCTAGATTTTTTTCCGTTATATTTATTTAATAGAACTTCAAATTCGTTAATTCTATCTGAACCAACTACCATAGCAATTCTTTTATAACCTTCAGAATATAGTTTACTTGCTACATCTAAAGCGTTTTTTATTTTAGTATCTGACATTATTTGTCGAGCGTGCTTAGGAAATATTTTCCTCGAGAATTTAACTTTCTCATTAAAGTGTAGAGGGTTTTTCTTTTTATCTGTTGTTTGAGAAAGATAAACTCTATATGGATTTTTACCTGATTTTTCTGAAAGTTTATTCATTAATTTTTCATGGCCGATAGTTGGAGGATTCATACGACCAAATGTAAAAAATACGGTACGTTCTTCTTCAGTTAGATATGATTTAAATGAACTTATCACTTGTGGCCCTTCTTTCGAGCTATTTCTTCTCTACGTTTAGTTGGTTTCATTCGTCTTGTCATTATTGCTATTCTTTTTTGTATAGCTGGTCTAGACAATCTTTTTTCTATTGATGCTTTTTGCGCATCAGATAAAGTTGATTTATCTTTTCCTTTTGTGAATTTTTTAGCTATAGCTTTAAGAGAAGATCTACGAGATCTTTTTGCTAATACTGGATCTCTAGCCATACGTCGTTTAGCGCGTCTTCTAGCAATTTTTAATTGCGTCTTTCTACGCCTAGCATCGCGTGCTTTTTTTCTTCTACCTGATATTGAAAGTACTTCGTCGAGTTCAGATGTTTCTTCTGATACAAATGTCCTGAATGACACTATAGCCATTTAATTTCTCCCTGGTTTATCCCATCCCTTTAATATAGTCGGGCTAAAGTTGGCAAATGAAAATTCCATTCTGTCAACAATCTTAACCGCATCACCACCAAGCTTATCGATTGCAACATAGCCTTCTTGACCAGTTAATCGATAGCCTTTTCGAGTCTTCAAAAACGTTTCTGTTCTATTCAACTTGTTTAGTATATTTATAAGTTTTAACTTCGCTAAAACTATAACTTTTTGCAATTCAAACATTTTTATTAAACTTTTTTTGTTTTTTTCTGAGAAAAACGACAAAATTTTGTTTAACTTTGCTTTTTGAGCTACTTTTCCTTGTTCTGTTTTCCGTTTAGATATTTCGGATTGGTATCGTTTTTTGATCCAAACCACGAGACCATTCGCATGACGAGTCGTATCTTGAACAACTTGACCTTTACGTACAAAGGTATTACCATATGTCTCAATAAGTTGAGCAAGATCTTCGTTAGACTCCAAAGTTTTAAGGGTAGTAGAACTAATTTGATTAAATAAGAACCCAGCTTTGCTAAGGTATCCATTAACTTCCTCCGTATCTTTTTTTGTCATCGTATAATTTGTCATATCTCTTAACATTGCATCTTGAGACCAGACATTAGTACTTTTATTCATTTTTGAAACATCAACACCATAAGAAGCCTTTAAAGTTTCAAAAGAATTACCAGTATAAGTAGTATGCCACACTATTCCTATCTTAGATTTTTTAATTCTTGTAGCCATTTCCGTATTCGCGGGTATGGCGTATACAATGGTATTGGGATGAAACGTAACATATTTTTTTCCTTTTATTTTTGATAAAGCCAAATCAGATCTTGAATATAAAAAATCTCCTTGTATTATTCCCTTTATTCCCAATTCTGGCAAATAACGTAATGCTTCTTTTAACTTAGTATTGAGATCACCAGAAGTATCATTATCAATATCATTGTCAGACTTATAGACTGTTGGAGATTTATTAAAGATGCCCTTTTTGGCCACAAAAAATCTACCATCACGAGGATCAATACCAGCAAAAACAGCAGGAGCACCATCCCATTTGACTGATACGGATCCAGCATGTTCTCCTCCTAAAGTATCTCTTAATGAACGTAAAGCTAATATTGCTTCACGTGTTCCTTTGACTCCACCATAGAGGACTTTGTCCTCAATATGAGTCATATGAGTATTTTTTTGTTCAGTTATAAATTCTGAGAAATTCATTGCCAAGCCTTTACATAAATCGAAGATTCCGCTCCCTTAGAACCTGCATAATTAACTAAATCTGTTATTATTAAATCAGATTTTCCATTTTTTTGATTTGCTACTAATGTAGAAGATACATATATAGCACCCAATTTACTGTGTATATCTGCCATTGGTCTTGATTGTAAACCATCCATAAATTGTTTTTTATCTAAACCTGAATGTACTTTACTAGCCATATTATAAAATACATTTGCATAACGTGATTTTCCACCTCGAGAATGCAAATCTTTAGCGATTCTAATAAGAGCTTTATTATCAGGAACTCTCTTATTTAATCGTTTTAAAAATGTCTGTTGTATTTCTCCCCAGCCAGCTCGACCACCTCGAGCAGTTTTTAATTGTATTTCAACATTAACAGATGCAAGTGCTGAAGATGTTCGAATATCCATTTTACCTGCATCAAATAATATATCTCCTTTTTTACTTCTCCAAAAATCTGATGCTTTCTTTGCAAATTTAGCCATAAGTGATGTACTTTTAAACTTATGAACATCAGTACTTTCTTCTTCGTTATATACTTTTAGCTTAAGATTTGAATCATTTAATATTTTTTTCAATGAAATACCAACGATAGTTTTATCATGGAAAGCTTTTACTAAAGCGCTATTTAATTCTTGTACAGAAGTATTTGGTAATAATCTTCTTAAATTTACTCCTCGTTTAATAGCCCATATATCTCCTGGATTCCATTTATCATCAGATAATATTCTCATTTTAGAATTTTTAAATGCTTCTTTCTTTATAGCATAAATTTCTTTCATAGCATCAGAACCACGATGTATGATATGACTACTATTTACGATGCCTCTCTTAATTAATGCTTTAGCCGTCCAATATGCTGACCAATGCCATGATGGATCTAATCCAAGCATATCTTCATTTTTAGTACCACCGACGTCTGTTTTTGCTGCTGCAGCTTCTAAATCTGAAGTTTTATAATCTTCAAATGATTTTATTCGACCGCTTAACATAGCCTGAATATATACACATTGTAAACTTTCTGCGTATTGAGTCTGAGCACTGCCACCGCCAGAACCGCCACCTCCTCCACCAAAAACTGGTGATTTACCAATCTGAGATGATGAAATTTCTCCGGCACTTGATGAAAATTTTACTGGTTTTTTATTTTTAATTAAAAGATCAAGAGCTGATAAATTTTCTTTTGAATTAGGAATTTTTATTTCTTTACCAGTATTAGTAGGTATCGAAATATTATCTTTCATGATTTTGCGTAAAATATCTAAGCGTGCTTCACCAGTTTGAGAATTATCTTTTTCCCATTCCTTTGGTGTCATACGTAAATATGATAAATCGCGTTCTTGTAAATATCGTTTAAATTTTAACAACATACTCTCCTAAGTTCATATGCTATTTATATAATAATTTAATCCGAATGTACATAAAAAAAGCACCTTATCGGTGCTTTTCTTTATTAAAATGTTGTATGGCTTTTTGCCGTTCTTTATTTAAATATTGTTTTATTGCATTTGTTCTGCGTTTGGACTTTTCAGCAGGATGATATAATGAATAAATTCTTTCCCATCCTTGGACTTTATTTTCTTTAGCCCAATTGGCATAACATTCATCATCGTGCTTATTAGCCATTATGATACCTGTATTGCTATATAAACACAAAGAAATAATATGATTAATTTACCATAATCTAAATCAAATTTGGTACCTTCACCATAAGCGTTTTCCCACGCTTCTCTAATTTTTCTCATTTAAGTTTCTCCAATAATTCTTCAGCCTTTTCAGGATTTTCAATCAATTGATTTTTAGCAAAATATAAACGTTCTAATCTTTTTTTAGTAGATCGATCAGTATTATGACCTTTACCCTGTTTACTTTCCCAAAATTTAATTTCGCCTTCAATGACACCGAGACCCAGAGCTAATGCTCTGGAATCTCGATCCATAGATCTTAATAATCTATCAGCCATTAAGCAGCCTCAGCAAATTCTAAAGCTGACTTAAGAGCTTCTCTTTTACGAAGTTGATTCCAACCGTACCAAGAAGAATGTAGACGAGAATCTGCATTATTTCCTTGTAAGTGATCGGCAGTAAAAGTAACAGCATTAAACGCTTGCCACCATGAACCTTTTGCAAAGTCTGCACCAGGTTGAATATCGATATTATCATGACAAAGTTTAGCATTACGTGATAAAGTTTCAAGTGAAAGTTCTTTTCCTTGAACTCTTTTATCAGTAGTACGTGGAAATACATTGTTGAAATACTCAATAAGAGCATCAGCACTATATCTCTTTTTACCAAGAAATTCAGCCATTTCTTTATAGTCAGTAAGCTTTTCATGAGCTATGCCCATTTGCTCTTTTACTAAATCAGCATTAAATTCTGATCTATGACCAACTTTAACAGAAGTTTTAGCTGTCTGTTCTAGTGAAAGTGAAAGAGTATTATTACATACAACTCTAATTGGTGTAAATCTTACATCAATAGATTTTCCATATTGATGAGGATTTGAAAAAAGTAAATAAGAATCCACTTTATCTCCACCAAAAAGTTCAAATGAATCTTTAACTTTAGCTAAAGCCCAAACCATTTGTCCACCTTTTAGTGAACCAGCAGTATGCATTTCCATATCACCAGCAAGAACATACTCACCAAAGAATTTAAAAGCATCTTCGTTTTGACAAGGAAACCAATCCTTACCAACATTAGTTAGAATTTTTCCATCAGTTTCTCTTACTAGAGATTTCTGACCAGTAGGAATCTTTTTACCGTCAAATTCGATAAAAGATTTTACTTCTCTAACTTTCCAATCAAGTCCAGCCTTTTGCATCATATGCTCAGGTGCTAGATCATTACTAACTGGAACTCCTAGGCCATGCCAAGGAACTTCACCAGCATAAGCCATTGTTTCGACTTCATGCGCCATTATTTATTGTCTCCTTTTTTATCACGTTTTAAAATTGTAAGTATATCAGTTAACATTACGAATCCAACACCAGCTGTCCAACCGATTGCTAACCATATAAGATTTTCTACTAACATATTGTCCTCATTTTTTTTTCATTTAATATAGGTATATTATACACGGAAAAAAAGCATTTGTACACGTTTATTTTCATATTTCGGCGCTTTTTTTCATTTTATTTTAGAATTATATATAGTATTATGGCATCACATTTTTATTACGGAATAAAATTTGATACAAATAAATTATTTGAATCGTATCTTGAAATAAAGGATTTTTATAATTCTAATGATCAAATTGCGCTTCAACATTTAGCAAGTACTACAGAAAATAAACATAAAGACGGAATAGGTTGGTTAGATCGATCTGATATCGTACCATCAGATTATTTATTTAATATATGGAACGAAGAAATAGAAGATACTTATATTATAGAATGTTTAAAATCTTTACCGTTTCCAGTTGTTCGTTCACGTATAATGGTTCAGCCTCCTAAAAGTTGTTATACTTTACATAAAGATAAAGTTCCACGTATGCATATTCCAATATACGGAGCTTATGATACAACTGGTAAAGGAGGAAGATTTGTCTTTACTCATGGAGAAATAATGAAATTCGAAGAAGGCCAAGTTATTTTAGTTAATACTACTTTAGAACATACGGCAATGAATTGTTCTAATAGTAAAGAAAGAATCCATATTGTATCATGTCTTCCAGAATTAAATGAATCTAATAATGAAGAATTAAAAAGAATTTATAGTAAATTTTCTTTATATTGATTAAATAAATTTTTATATTTACTTTCTATTTGATCAAAATTATTTTTAGATATACCTAAATTTTTTATTCTATTATAAAAAGTAAAATTATTAATCATAGGAAAGTTTGTAGATTCTATTATTGATTTTATTCTTTTACTATTAGACCATTTAGATTTCCAACCGTAGTCTGTAAGTTCTATACCATATTCAAATGGATTACTTCCTATTTTACTTTTTTCACCAACACTTAATACTTGTAAACTAGGAGAATCTATTGGACAATCTTCTTTTTTTAACCAGTCAATTGTTTCGTATAAAGATTCTTCTGATTCGTATGGAAGACCTCCAATAAAACCTGCGCTTATTATAGTTTTTGGCCATTTTTCTTTTAACAAATATAATGTATCTTTTATTTTATCTGGGTGCATACCTTTACCAATATGTTTACCAGCTTTATGATTAAAGGTTTCTATACCAAAAAATACACTACGACAACCGCTATCATATAATATATCAATAGTTTCTGGCTTAGATGCTATTAAATCTAATCTCATATAAGTACTAAAATCTATATCAAATGGCAAACTCTTAATCATTTTATGATAACTAGATACTTTTTCTACAGTATCATTATACGTATCATCACAAAACATATAACCAGTAGTTTTATAATTTTTATAGTTTTCTAATAATTCTTTTTTTATTATATCCGGAGATTTTACGTATTCTCCACGTTTTTTACCAATTAAATTATAAGAACAAAAACTACATTTAAATATACAACCTCTTGCTATTTCAATTGGTAAATGTTCTGATTTAAAAATATGATCTGATTCATGCCATTTTATAGTACTATCTTTAAAATAAAATTTATCCTTTCTTCCAAATAAATTTCGTATAAAATTTTCTCCTTCACCAACTATCCAATGATCAACATTTTTCATATCATATTTTATCTTTGCACCACCTATAACTATTTTACAATTTTGATTTATAGCTTTAATAGATCTTGATATGATATCAAATTCTTTTTCAGTCCATCCAATACTAGTAGATTCAGAGTTCATTATTCCCATGTTTATTCTATCTCTGGGATTCTGATTCGGAGTAACTAAAAATGTACTTGATATACCTACCATTTTTGTATTTTTATTCATATACTTAAGTAATATTTCAAGTATCTCTTCAATTGTAAAACTCATGCAAAAATCTACTGTTTGCACATCGAGTCCTATATCTCTAAGTTCAGTAGCTATTCTATATGTACCAGCATATCTACCAAAACCAAAGCATCCGTTAACATCTGTGAATAAGATTACATCAGACAATTTTTTCTAAACTCCTCTTCGAAAATACCATCTACTCTAATTGAATAAGTACTATATGGCACTGGATCCGATCCATGAATATCTCTTTCGTTGAACCATGATATATGACTTGCATAATGTTTATGTTCTGTATCATCTTTAACATAAAACTTTTTATCGTTTCCACGAGGTGTAAACCAAATAA